ATGGCAAGTGGCTGTCAAGGATGGCGTAGAGCAAGTCGATGGTGTATGGCAGGAAAGGTGGGTAACTCAAGAGATGTTTACCGAATACACTGAAGAAGTCACCGATGACGAAGGCGTGACTACAACGGTTACTCACACTGTACAGGATCAAAAGGATGCCAAGGTAGCCGCTGACAATGCCGCCCTAGAAGCCACAGAACGAGCTACACGGGACGATCTATTAAAGGCTACAGACCACTACGGGCTGTCTGATGTGCCCATGACAGACGCTATGACGGCCTACAGACAGGCTCTTAGAGATGTACCACAGCAAGCAGGGTTTCCGCAGACTATCACATGGCCCACAAAGCCAGAGTAATCTATGGACCCGTTGTCTTTGGTAGCTATGGCGTCTACTGCGTTCAAGGGTATAGAAGTCCTTGTATCCAGAGGCGCTGAGATTGAGCAAGTAGCTCAGAAGTTAGGACACTGGTACAGCTTTGTTTCTGACTTACGTGAAGCAGAGAAGGAAGCAGAGAACCCACCGTTGTTCAAGAAGTTGTTTGACGGTGAATCTGTAGAGGCACAGGCGTTAAACGCTGTCATAGCCAAGAAGAAGATAGAGGAACAAGAGAAGCAGATCAGAGAGTTAATCATGTACTCTTACGGTCAGGACACCTACAAAGAAATGATGCAGATGCGTCGTGACATAAGAGCCAAGCGTGAAAAGCTGATCTACAAACAAAGAAGAAAACAAAGAATGATGCTAGATGTATCAGCAATTATTACGGCACTACTTGTGTCTGCTGGGATTATCTGGACCACCGCAAGTATTATACAAGGGGTTTAAAAATGGATGAGTCCGCAAAACAAGTAATTGATGTAATGAGCGTAGGTACTATGTTAGGGGCACTGGGTTCAGTGTTACCACCTGTTGCCGCTCTGTTTACTATTGTCTGGACAGGTATACGTATCTGGGAAACAGAGACAGTACAGGGACTTAGGAACAAGGACAAAGACTAAGATATGTGGACAGCACTTATTGGCCCTATAGCTGGACTCGCTAAGACTTGGATTAACAACAAGCACGAGCAGTCACAAGCTAAACACGTAGCTAAGATGGAAGTCATCAAGAACACTGCTACGTGGGAACAAGAGATGGCGGCGGCTAGTGCAACCTCGTGGAAAGACGAGTGGTTTACTGTAGTTTTGTCGATGCCCCTGTTGGCTGTGTGTTACGGAGTTGCTATGGATGACTTGAGTATTATGCAGAGGGTAGGTATGGCTTTTGTTGAGCTAGACAAGCTACCTGATTACTACCAGTACTTGCTTTACGTAGCCGTGACTGCCAGCTTTGGCATACGTGGTGCTGACAAGCTGATGCAGATGAAGGGCGGTAAGTAACCTATGGCTACAAAGCAACAGATTACTGAGCTTTACCAAAAGTATCTAGGCCGTGATCCAGAGCAAGCTGGTCTTTACTACTGGATGAACTCTGGAGAATCTTTAGAGTCTATTGAATGGAACATTGCTAACTCTACAGAGGCTCAAGAGCGTTCTTCAGCTATTAATACAGCTTTGACTGCTCTAGCTAACTCTCCTGACACAATGGGCTTAGGTTTACAGGGGATGTTTAGCGCAAACAAACCTGACCCTGTTGTACAAGGAACTGACGGGCAGTACTACTTATCTAATCCGCAGTTAACTACCAACGGTTGGATAACTAACCCAGACTACAGCACACCTGTGTACTTCTTTCATCAGCCTATCGAAGTCGGTGAGGCACGAGGGAACTACGCAACGTACAGTGAAGACTACAGAACAGCAACCCAGCAGGGCAACTGGTTCACAGAAGACCAGATTAAGTCCTTCTGGGATGGAACGTTTGATACTGGCACTCTGAATATGGATGTGTTTAGGGAACAACACCCTGACATGACTTTTGACCAGTATATGTCCTTTGTTAGCGAAAACTCTGCTTTGTACGCTCAAGGCCTTACGCCTGAGAGCAATCCAGAGATGTTTTCAGATCTTACTAATAAGTACGGAATCAAGACTTCTTTTGCTGGTGAAAGTGGACACGTATACGGGTGGAACGGTAGTAACTACACTAAGACTTTCCACGCAGACAAGAGCCTCGACACTGGCGGCATAATTATGTCTCTGGCTGTGGCGGCTATGACCGGAGGATTGGCTAACGAAGGTCTACTTGGTAGCTTTGTGCAGGGCTTAAGTGGATACCAGAGAGCCGCAGTAATTAACGGAGCCATGACAGCGGTTCAAACCGGCGGTGATCTCAAGGCTATTGCTGGGTCTGTTGTCGGTACTCTTGCTGGAGGAAAGCTAGGTTCTTTTGTTGACTTAGGAAGTGCCGCCGCAAACAGTGCTTTGTCTAGCTCTATTTCTTCTGCTTTTGAGCAAGCTATCGTAAACGGAGAAATAGACTTTGAAACAGTGCTGTCATCAGGTGTTCTTGGTGCTGGTGCAGAAATAGCTAAAGATTTAGCAGAGGCCTTAATTAAAGGAACTGAGTTTGACTTTGGTGGATTAATTAGTCAAGATTCTCAATTATTTGGTGTTCTCAACGGGGAATACGATTTAAGTACGGGAAAGTTTACTGGCGGGTTAATTGGCAACGTCAGAGGAGCATACAACCAGTTTGTAGAGCAGTACATTACAGGCGGAGATTGGTGGGAAAACGCAACAGAAAGTTACGACTCTGTTGATATTTATGAAACAGCTAAAGGAAAGTATGTAGATTTAGTAGGATACGACGGAAAAACTACAACACTAGCTTGGAATGACTTTGTATCTCAGGGCTTTGATGAAGTTTCAGGGTCTAGCGCCCTTTGGGATTCTATAAGCGGAGCTATGGATTCTATTCCTGATAGTTGGTACGACACTCTCTGGAACTGGATGCAAACGACTTCTCGTTCTACAGGAGGAACGTATACCACGGAAGGTGGCTCAACAGTTACCGTAACAACCACAGGTACTGATGACACCGGAGACGGAGGCGATGCTACTTCTGGTGACTTTAATTGTTCTTCCGTAAACCGACAGCAAGTTGCAGGAGCTACAAAAGAAGAAGAATGTGGCGGGTGTTTAGAAGGTTATCAATCTGATGAATTTGGAATCTGTACTGCTGTTATAAATAAAGTATGTCCCGCTGGTCAAGCGTGGAACGACGTAATTGGTGATTGCGTTGATGAGATTTTTTACACTCCCGGTTCTCCTTGTAACATGGAAGACGGAACACAAGGTGTATTTGATGATAATGGAGACTGTATATTTAAAGGAACTGGTACTGGTGGTGATGGCAGTGGCGGTGGAGATGGAACAGGAGGTAAAGCAGGAGACGCCTGTACAGTAGAAGAAACCAAAGAAGCCGGTACTCTACAAGATGACGGACAAGGGAACCTTACGTGTGTAGCTACTGGAACAGGAGGTAAAGCAGGAGACGCTTGTACAGTAGAAGAAACCAAAGAAGCCGGTACTCTACAAGATGACGGACAAGGGAACCTTACGTGTGTAGCTACTGGAACAGGGACTGGAGGTACGGGAAGTACTGGAGATACTCGTAAGGCTGGAGATGCTTGTACTGACGACGCTACAAACAAACAAGGAACATTACAGGAAGACGCACAAGGTAATTTAATTTGTGTAGTTGCCGGTGATACCACAACTGTAGACACGGGAAGTACCACTACTAAGACTTGTTCAGACCCTGATAGAGCAACTAAAGAAGACGGGTCTTGTGCTGAGTTGTGTAAAGACGGTACTATCCCCGATCAACACGAAGAAGGCCTCTGCGGCAATCCTCTAATAAAAACAACAGGTCCGGGTGGAAATGATGTTGACTGTTCTGTTATTAATGCAGACAACTACAACCTATGTGGTAAAGTGGATTGCTTTACTAACGAAACTCCCGGTCCTTATGTAGATAGTTTTTCTGAGTGTCCTGATGTTAGTGGAACCGGAGACACCGGAGGAAACGGAGGAACTAAGGTTGATTGTACTTTAGTTGAGTGTCAGTCTCCTAGACCTGACGGAGAAGCTGGAGTAGCTTGGGATACCTGCTGTACTGACTCTACTGTAATTACCACAGGAGGCGGTGGCGGAGAAGAAGACAAATGTAAACTGGTGGAATGTGAATCTCCTAGACCCGAAGGTAATTTAGGCGCTCTGTGGGACCAGTGCTGTAAAGAGACTCCCGTAACTACTACTACTGGTGGTGGTGGAGATGACGGAGGTAATATGTTTGGAAGCTCTGGTTTAAGCTCATTTAGTCCTGCTGGACAACCGGGAATGTTTGACCCAACTATTACCGCTGGGGTTTCGTTAGAGCAAGCTATGCAATTTCCGATAAGAGACTTTTTATTAGAAGCCCTGCCTAAGACGAAGAAAGGCATGATGACAGGAAACATAGTATGACATATTTAGACATAGTAAACAACGTACTGAGGCGTTTACGAGAAGACACAGTAACAACCGTTACTAATGATACGTACAGTACAATGGTTGGTGACTTTGTTAACGATGCGAAACAAATTGTAGAGAACGCTTGGGATTGGTCTAATCTTAGGTCTACCCTTACGATCACCACGGCGGCTGATGACTACACGTACTCGCTTACTGGCTACCAAGATCAAGGCAAGATCCTGAACATCATTAACGATACGTCTAACATTGTTATGGAGTACAGACCACAGACTTGGTTTGACGATAAGTTCTTAGTAAACACTCCTGCCTCTGGTGCACCACAGTACTACACGTTCAGCGGTATTGATGGCTCTGGTGACGCACAGATTGATGTGTACCCTAAGCCTGACGGGGTTTACTCTCTGAAGGTCAAGAGCGTCATCAGGAACGTAGCCTTGAGTTCTGACTCTGACACACTGGCTATTCCTAGTCAGCCTGTGATTCACATGGCGGTAGCTCTGTTGGCTCGTGAACGTGGGGAGACAGGTGGTACATCAACACCAGAGTACTTTGCTATTGCTGACAAGTACCTGTCTGACGCTATTGCTCTGGACGCCCAGAAGCACCCTGAAGAAACTATTTGGTACACACCGTAGGAGACGCTAGATGGCCCAGCCACTACAAAGCATTAACTTAGTTGCTCCCGGTTTTAAAGGGGTCAACACAGAAGACTCCCCGATAGCGCAAGATCCGTCTTACGCTGACGTAGCTGATAACGCTGTAATTGACAAGCGTGGTCGTTTGGCGGCACGTAAAGGTATTGAAGTTTTAACAACAGACAAGACAGAACTAGGTACAGATTACGTACACAAGATTCATCACTTTTACGATGACGCTGGTAACGAGGTAATCTTTACTGCTGGTAACAACAAGATAATGACAGGCACAACTACGTTGACTGACGTAACGCCTGCATCTTACACGATTACAGCAAACAACTGGAAGATTGTAAACTTTAACGACAAAGCGTATTTCTTTCAACGTGGGTACGATCCTTTGGTGTACGACAACGCTAACGGATTACGCACGTTTACTGTAGCTAACGGTACAGCCACAGCCGCTACTTTAAAGTGTCACGAGGCTCTTTCAGCCTACGGACGTTTGTGGGTTGTAGACAACGCAACAGATACACAGACTATATACTGGTCTGACTTGTTAATAGGTAATGATTTTACTGGTGGT